AGAAAATTTTAATTATTTATTCTCTGTTAATAAAAAATTAAAAACTCATTTTTCTGCTCAAATACTCCAGTAGGTGGATGAGCATGACACTCATAGTAGTAGTGATTTTTGCAATTTTTTGTCTGTGCTTTTGATGCCGTTGTAGAAAAATTTAATTTGGTTTTTCTTGTTAGTTTGTGTCGTATTCATTTTCGTTTTCCCGATTTGTTAAGTAATGTTGAGTACACCATACATGTCATAATGTCGCTTGCACAGCAAAAAAGTGAGGCCACGACTGTTATTTTTTGCTATTAAATTGATTTGTTGTGCATGGTGACAAAATATCGTCTAATATTCAGGAGCATAAACCGACAAAAAATAATCAGAAAGGAAAATGTCTACATGCATAATTCTCACAACTACAACATAATTAAAAATAAGTATATGAATACGTCTATAACTGGTATGTCTGGTGAACTAGGGGCCGGAGACCGTGGCGCACATAATTATGTTCCATATAATACCGGCAATCCCTATGATTCACAGGACTACGTGCATAGGTGGAGACAATACACCCATATGTATGAAACTAGTTGGGAAGCTAGGAAAATAATTAGAATCCCAATTGAAGATGCACTCAGAAAAAAATGGGAGGTAGAAGGTATACCAGTAGACGTAAAAGATAGAATTGAACAAAGATTGCAAGAATTACAATTCGTTCGAGTTCTGAGTCGGAGCATGATGTTAGAGAGGTTATTGGGTGGTTGTTTGACCTTCATGGGAATAGAGGACACGCTTGATGATCCAAGTAGAGCATACAACCCAAAACAAGGGGAAAAATTAAGATATTTAAATGCTATCCCAGTTTCGCGTATATCCCGCACTGAGTGGAACACCAACCCACTCTCTGCAGATTACATGCGCCCTAAGAAATATTTGATCAATGGAATTATGGTAGACGTATCTCGATGTTTAGTATGGGACGGAGACCCCCTATTTGATCCCTCAGACTTCTATTTGTCGAACTACAGAGCGAATCTGGCGGGTTTTGGTCCATCAAAGTTAGCCACCATCTGGGATGATATAGTAAAGGCCACAGGGACACGGCAAGCAGCGTACCAATTAATTAAGACTAATAACGCTATAATTATGGCAATAAAGGACCTGCAAGATTTGGCCGGGACTGATCCAGGAAGAAAGCAATTAAAAGTACTGAAAGATGTAGCTAACCAACTGTCCGTATACAAGGCAGCTATCGTAGATGGTGAGAAGGTAGACATACAACAAAGCTCTGCCTCATTCGGCAGTGTGCCTGAATTAATAATTACTTTTATTCAAATTCTTTCCGCTGCTAGTGATATCCCCGCCACGCGGTTTTTAGGTCAAGCCCCTGGTGGATTAAATGCTACAGGAGATAGTGATTTAGAAAATTATTACAACATGATCGACACGATTCGCACACAAAGAATTGAACCACAATTACGCCGAGTCTATGATGTAATTGGTTATGAAATGTTTCCTAATTGGAAAGATATTCGGAAAGACCTTGAGTTTAAATTCCCCCCATTGTGGAATGAATCAGCAAACGAGAAAGCAATTCGCAGTACATCAGAGATTGATAACGTAATTAAATTATTGGATATTGGATTGCTTGGCGATAAGAAAGCCTTGGATGAGTTGAACAGTCGTGGCGTTCTGTCTGTCGATCTTGATGATGATGATTTGCAATTATTAGTTGACGCTGAGAAAACAATGGGTACAGGTGATTCTCCAACTCCCCCAATTAAAGAGACTTTAGATAAATTACGTAATTCTGTTCCTGCCCTCAAACCGGATGAATTAGAACCGAGTGAGTTAGAACCCACTAAGTTAGACAAAAGACACTTAGCCCAAAATAAAAAGCCATATTCTCATTATGGGATTGATTTTATAATTGAAAACCCTAAAGGGTCTATTAGGGTAGGATTTTCAATTGATGGGGGTGCATGGAAGTCGGTTTTACCCGCTGATTACGGATACATTAAACACACGCGAGGAATGGATGGGGATGAATTGGATATGTACATAGGTCCACATTTAGAAAGTGAGCAAGTTTTTGTCGTGGACCAAAATGAAATTATGACAGGGGAATTTGATGAACACAAAATAATTTTTGGAACAAATAGTTTGAATGAAGCCATCGACTTATACATAGATGGATTTTCTGATGGTAGGGGGCGTGAGCGTATCCGGGCCATCACCTCTGCTTCTATGGAAGAGTTTAAAGAGTGGATATCAGGCAATACTATGCAGCCGTTTGCGGATTATTATCATTATAAATATGTTGCGAAAAAAGGGGAACGCAGTGACGATCTTCCAGATAGTCTTGATGAGGATGATTTGCAATTTAATATAGAGGATTTTAAAGAATGAGCATATTGTGACAGGTAGGAATGTGGTGCCTTCTATAAAATCTTACATTTATAATTTTAAAGTTGGGTGTGAGTGATCATGAATTTCAGGATTCCGTCATCCATATTTATAAATATTATCAGAGCGCAGGAAGAGATCAGAATTATTCCATGTGAGCCAATCACGCTTAATAAATTTTATGAGAACAACTCCCACAAAAACTCTAAATTAAATAAAATTTACAAAAAACGTAAGGGGAAATTATTGGCTTTAATTATTGATGAGAAACAAATTAAAAAGCTAGATGCCAGCAAAAAGAAGCAAAGACGTGGACGGGCTGTAAAAGCATCTAAAAAAGAAGAAAGATTATTACAAAAGAAAATGGGTGCGCTGTGGGAGTACGTGTTGCGCCCCACGGCTAACCGAATCACACAGATGGTTCGGGATGGGGTTGATGCTGTGGTCATTGCTGATGTGATTGAAGGGGCTTTACGTGCCGCTGAATTGCAATATGGCATTGCTACTGATGATTTAATCACCCAGTGGCAGATGGGTGTTGGGGACGAATCTAGGAAAGCACTGCAAAAAGGGTTGTCCGGTTCCCTTGCTGTGGATATTTCCGCTTTAGTTGATGTGCCAGAAATTGCTGATACTCTTTCTTTAGGGTCAATTGAAGCCTCCCAATTAATTAAAAGTATACCAAGTGAGTATTTGGGACAAATTGCGAAAGCAGTCACAGATAATTACGTTGGTGTTGCACAACCGGGGGACCGATCACTTCTTCAACAAATAAAAGAGATTGGCAAAGTTTCTAAAAATCGTGCAAGGCTAATTGCACGGGACCAAACCAGCAAGTTAACCGCTGCTGTCAACCAAACAAGACAAACTTCCATTGGCATCTCAATGTACATTTGGCACAACTCGCAAGATAACCGTGTTGTGGGCAAGCCAGGGGGTTTATATCCAAAAGGGAATAAGGCCCATGGAAATCATTGGGTTATGGAAGGTGTTTATTGTAAATGGAATGACCATTCCGTTTATTCTGTTGATAAGGGAAAATCATGGAAAAAGCGGACGGGGGAAATGCCCAAAATTATTCCAGGCGCGGAAATCCAATGCAGATGTCATGCAGAGCCGATCATTGACATTGAGAAAATTTTAGAGTTTGCAAAATCATCATAGTTGCAATAATGTTTTGTTTGTTGTATTAGTAACTTAAAGGGGGTTACTAAGGAAGAATTATGCAATATACCAATAAATATACTTTCAAAAACACAGAAAATCCTCAATGGCGAATGACTGATGATGGTTTTTTGCGTTGTACTGCGAGAGTCTTGAAAGAAAAAATTCTTGTTTATTCTAAAGATGAATTAGACGAATACCCGGATGATTTCAATCAAGATGAGATTAACGTTTTTGTTCCTGTGGAAGCCTTGGCCGATTCAGAATCCCTGAAAAGTCTTGAAGGTGTTCCAGTAATTTCATGGAACCATGTTTGGACTGACCCCTCAGTGGTAAAAAATGTTTCCATTGGTAGTGTATCTGGTAAACCTAAGATTGAAGATAATTATTTAATTTGTGATCTTTTTATTACAGATGAAAAAGCAATTAATCAAATTAAAGACGGAAAAATTGGTGAAATTAGTGCAGCATACTATGCTGGTGTAGTTTTTGAGCCAGGAGAATTTGATGGAGCTACATATGACGCGAAAAAAGAAAAATTACGTTATAATCACATAGCAATTATTCCAGTAGGTGAAGGCCGAGCGGGACTAGATGTAAAAATAATTAATAAATCGAAAAATGAGGAGTTCATTAAAATGCCAGATGAGCAAAAGTTGGTTCGGGTTCAAGCTCGAAAATCTAAAAAATATTTAAATATGGATGAGAGTTCGGCTGAAATTTATGAGGAAGAGTCTGGTCAGTATGCTGAGGAAGAGAAAACATACAATAAAGATGCAGAAGATTGGGGTATGGAAAGAACCTCTAATGCTGAGGTAGAGCAAAAATTACAAGCTCGTATTCAAGAGCTTGAGGGTGAGGTTGCTGCATATAAACAGCATATGGAAGCTATGGGCGATCAGAATGCCATTGAACAGGCTGCACGGGATATGGTCATGGAGCAAGATGACGCTGGGCAGATTCTTGAGAATTCAGAAGTTCTGAATATTGATGGCTCAAAAATGGATGATGAGGCATCTAAGGAATATAAAAATTCCATCAAAAATTTGCATGGGGAAAAATTACAAAACAGTGTGTTATCCGCTGTTGGAATTGATACAAAGGGTATGAATAAAGATGCTTTAAAAGGTGCTTGGAGTGTTCGCAAACAAATTGCTAATAATCCAAAAAAGAAAGTGGCTGGTACGGAAATGATGAATAAAATGGGTGATGAATCATCCAACGCCAAAACTCGTACACCTCGTGAACGTCTCGGTATCGTATAATTATAAAATTACGTAATTTTATTTGTGAATAGGAGTATATAGAAAATGTCATTTAGTACTGGTTATCGTGGAACAGTAGGTGGGGCTGTTCAAACTTCCTATACAGATCAGCCGGGTGCGGGTGTCGCTGGAATGTTGGCTTTTGCAAGTGACATTAATTTAGTGGATGCGGTTCATATTGGGGAACCGGATGGTATTGCTGCTGGGCGTGGTGTGGTTTATGAGAATGTGGATAGTACTTTAAATCATTCCATGCAACGGCCTGACGTGGCAGCTAAATTACCCGAGCTTGGTACGACTATTGACCAATTTAAGGGAATTCTCGTTTTTGATGAGCGCATGAATTCAAATAGTAATGGTATTCCCGGCTGGGCAGATGGGCGTGTGGGACGTGTTTTGCGTAATAATCGTAGTGGGGGTCGAATTTATGTTAGTTGTCCCCTTACGGTAAATGTAGGTGATTCTGTATGGATGCAGCTTGTGGCTGATGCTGATTATCAGCCGGGGGAATTTCGTCCAACAGCGGGGGCAACGCCTGCGAATGTGCTAGCAATTCCTAATGCACAATGGGTTATTACAACGATTGTTCCCGCAATTGTTCCCGAAGTGGAGAATCCGCCAGCAATTGCCATGATTGAGCTATTGGGCTAAATGTGATTCACAATATAAGCAATAGAAGGAAATTAAGTTATGCCTTATGATTTTAACACAGGAGGCTCTAACCAAATCACCGCGACTGAGCTTGTTGTTTCTATGTACGATGAGGTGGAAACCGGTTTTTATGATGCATTGTACCCCGAGATTTTGTGGCGGACAGTTCTACCACAAGAGTCGATTAAAACTAATTTAAACCCTGGCGCACAAAATTACGTGTACCGTTCCCGCGACACGAAGGGAATTGGACAATTTGTAAATGGTGATCCTGCCAACATACCTCGGGTTGGCCAAGTTGTGGGGCAGGTAACTGTACCAATCCTGGATGCTGCCGTGGGAGCAACTTTAACTGACAGTGAGGCCCGCCGTTCTCAATTCGCTTTGCAAACCGCTTTGGCGCAAGATTACGGCGAAATTATGAAAAAGGCTGCTGAGTACCATATTGAGCGTACTTTTTTCTACGGCAACGCTGCTGTTAAATTTGAGTCATTCTTGGATTATCCAACTGTTACAAAAACTAGTGTGAGTAGTGGAATATGGGATCCTGCCGAGCCGGGACAGATGGTTGCCGATATAAATGCGATGTTAACGGAGATTTGGACCGGCAGCAAAACTATTCACTTGCCAGATACCATATTTTTGCCACCAGCACAATTCTCTATGCTTACAACAGCTTACGTAATTGGTGCTGCCACTGCTGGTGTAGCCATTTCCGCTCTGGAATATGTGCGTAAAAATAATATTTACACAGCAAATACTGGCAAAGACCTTAATATCAAAAGTCTTCGTTATTTAGAGGGGGCGGGTGTTGAGGGTGCAAACCGTGCTATTGCTATGGAATGGCAACCCCGTAATTACGTAATGCCATTTCCAATGCCTTATCAATTGACACAGCCAGTACCAATTCCCCTTGGTGTAGATATGTTTGCTGAGTATATTTTTGGTTCGTTCAATATACGATATCCAAAAGCTATGATTTACTCTGATGGATTGTAGGTTTGTGTTTTTAATTAGGGAATGAAAGGGTTGAACAAATGACGGAAAGATCAAGAGGCAATAGAACACAGGAAAATACCGGAAATGGGGATGTAGATAATGCACGAAAACGTAGACGAAAACGTCAGAGTGCTAATTTAAAACTGGGGGAACCGAACAAAATTGCCCAAAATCCTATTGAAATCCAGGGGGAACTTGACATCAAAACCACTGGACAACAGGAGTCTGAAATTGAGAAAAAGTCTAATGGGGATGTAGATAATACTGGTAACCCACGGGGAAAAGGTATTTCGTTAAATGCACCAAATTTGGCAGCCAATAATCCCATGGGAGAAACATTAGTTGCTAACCAACACACAGCGGATATTGTTTTGCCCCGAAGTTATCCACGACAAAAGGGGGAAATTCATGGCAAACCTCTTGAATCTATGAAATTTCTGTCTGGTACAGTTACTTCCGTTGATTTTGAAACTTGGGAATTAATGAAGCAAAAAAATACAATGGTTCCTCGTTACCTTGAGTTGGGGTTTCTTGTAGAAACAAAATCAACAAGGGACACAGGTGCTTTAATCGAACGCACAGCCAATCCACAGCCTCCCGAGCATTTGTTGTCAGATAAGGAAGGCAAAACCCGCATAGAGCGGGAAACCGTGTCTCAAGCACAGTTGTAGAGGTAGTAAATGCCAAACGTAGCCCCAACATATACCGAATTCATAGCTGTGTACCCCATATTCGTTCCCCCGGCTGTGGATGAGGTTAATGTGCAATATCAATTAAATTTTGCAGAAAGATTGTTGTCTAAATTGGCATGGGGTGATTGGTATTCCGATGGAATCATGTTGCTTGTTGCTCATAATATTTATTTGTGGATAAAGTCACAATCTTCTATTGAAGGTGGAAAACAAGCTGCCTCTGGGAATGTTGCATCAACTTCTGGAGCAGGTTTGAGTATTTCTTTTGAAAGCGCAAGCGAAAGTGTTACTCCAGGGTCAAAATCAGGTGCCTACTACAACAAAACAATTTATGGACAACAATTTTTGTATTTGCAGTCAATTGTAATTAATTCTGCTTGTTTGACAGCATAGAACAATTGGAAAGTTGGGGGGTTTTAAATTATGATTGTGCGTGTCAAACAGAAGAATTCTAATGCACTCAGTACAGTTTATGAAAAAATGAAGGGGGTTACTGGGAAAGAGGTAGCCGTGGGCTTTCCAGCTGGTAAAGCAAATGCATACCCTGATGGCACCCCCGTGGCAGGGGTTGCTGCTGCACATGTATATGGAATTGGTGTTCCAAAACGTGACTTCATGAGATTAGCGCAAGATGAAATAAATGAGAAAACAGCACCAATCATTGCAAAGGCTTTACAATTAGAAAAAAAGGAACCGATGTACGAAGCAGCGGGGCAAGCTGCCCAGGCTGCAATTCAAAATGCTATTGTTGCATTGGATGACCCGCCAAATGCACCGGCAACAATAGCAAGAAAAAAATCTGCAAACCCATTGATTGATACGGGCCATATGAAAGGTGCAGTTACATATGTGGTCAGAGACCGATCACGATGAGCGTTTTACCATTAAGTGGGCCTTTGCAATTGGCATTATCATTTTTCACGTTGGAAAATGTGCCTGTTCAAGATATTGATTATTTGAAAGTTTCGGGTATTGACGAAGAGCAAGATGCGGGTATACGAGGGATTACTGCTGCAATTGACCCATCGAACATGAAGCAATTGGAGATTTTATTTGGGATTGGAAATGTCAGCATTGGTGATATTTTGATTTATACCGTAGAAGAATTATTTATTTCTGGCATTTATCCCATAGGTGGCACAAGAAAACAGAGTTTTCTGATGTATAGTGGATTTTCTTACAGAATAATGGCGCATCAAGATTGGATAGCTCAAGCTGGGGTTAATGTGTACCAAGGTCAGCGTCATGTTCGGCAGCAAATTTATTAAATTATAGGATGTTATTTAATTTATGTCTGCAACGTCACTTAATGAACTTTATGAGACAATAGGCATGGTAGTGCAGTCTGTGACTGGCCGTGAATGGTGGCGTAGCACGGGGATGCAATCTCAACCAGAAGGCATATATGCAACTATTTACCTAAATATGGACCAACCGCTGCAACACCAAATAGTAGAGAATGTGGAACTTGACCCCGTGGGGGAAAATTTGGAAGTTTTTGAGCAAAAGCCATGGGGGACAACGACAGTAGATTGTATAGTTACTTTTTATAGGAGTTCTCCAGATAATTCAGCGGATGAATCGGCAGTAAGATTTAGAAATGGTTTGTATATTGAAAAACGGTTTGAAGATTTATGGAAAATAGCAGGTCTTGTGGGAAATGTGAGGAGATTGGATATTTCCGGTGCATTTCGGGCAGATATTGAGCCAAGAACAGAGGTAAGATTTTCTTTTATATCAAATATATCTGAACCTGGACCAGTAGACTCTAATCAAATATATGATATTCAGTCCCAAAAAATTGATCTTACTCATGTGAGATTGGATAATTCCGAAACATTAATTGAACTAAATGTAGATAAAAACATTATTCCATAGGAGGAAATCATGGCATTACCAAGAAGCCTTGACGTACAAATTTCTTTATCACGGGCATCCACAGAGACAAGAACTGATTTATCAATTTTAGCACTTTGTTCCACAGGTTTAGGGTTTTCTGTTGATAATGATCGTGTTCGTTTTTACAGCACTATTGAAGCAGTAGAAAACGATTTTGCCCCAGGGTCGGAAGCTCATTTTGCTGCAACTTCTTTTTTCGCGCAAACTCCCCGTCCTGCTACCATGGCAATTGGGGAAGTGTTCCTTGAACCGATTGCTGCTGAGAATGTTTCCGCTGCAATTACAGAGGATGATATTGCTGCCATTCTTCTTATCGCCAATGGTGGGTTTACTATTAATTATGTCGTTGGTGGTTCACCCAGTACAGAAGTCGTTAATCCAATGAATTTTGCTCAGGCAGCAACACAAGACCTTGAGGGCATAATTGGAGTCATTAATGGCCAATTGTCCGCGTTGTTTACATGTGCTGCACGAGACCTTGTGGGGGGTGGTCAGGCAATTGTTATTAGCACTGTGGCCGTAGGTGATGGCAATGGAATGCTGTATCCGACCGATTCCTTAGGGACCTTTGTAGGTGATATATTAAAGCTGACAATGGTAACAGGTGGGAAAGTAGCGAATGGATTCACTCCATTAGGAATTGCTGCCGAATTGACAAATGTTGCCAATGCAGCTAATGCCGCTGGCAAATATATTTATGGGTGGACTTTAGGGGCATCATTGCGGGATGAGACTGTCCAAGCGGAAGCTGCTGCATGGGCTTTGCCTAGGACGGCGGTAATAGCTCTTACCACTAATAGTATTTTGGCATACGATACAGAAACCACGACTGATATTGGGTCAGTTATATTTGCAACTGATAACAGAAAAGCAGTTGTTTTATATCATGATAATGCACAACAATATCCAGATGTGAGTATTCTGGCGTATATGCTTCATGTCAATTACCGATTACAGGACAGCACTGTAACGGCTAAATTCAAACAGTTGCCCGGAATTGATACCGTCCAATTATCCGAGACGCAATGGTCAGTACTCCAAAGTAAGGGGTACAATACGTATACTGCCATTGGCAATAATACTAAAACTTATCGGGACGGAATTACGTCTGGTACTGTTGGCTGGTGGATGGATACGGTAATTAATCTTGATAATTTCTTGGAAGATTTGAGCGTGAATGTTTACAATGTTTTTCTACGCAATAAAAAAATTCCATATACTCGAAATGGCCAAATGCTTCTTGTTGACGCTTGCCAGGACACGGGGGACCAGTACACGTACAATGGAACTTTCGCAGACCGCTTAGAAGCAACAAGTGACAATAAATCAGGGAATAGATTGATTCCGGCGGTGCAAGTCATCCCGACTCCAGTGGAACAAGCGTCCGCTGCTGACAGAATTGCCCGAGAGGGTCCACCCATACAAATGATTGTTCAGGAGTCTGGTGCAATCCATTCCACGAGCATCAACGTGGAATTAGTACAATAAATTAATTGGAAAGGAGCAGACCATGGCCAGAATAAATTTATATGCTCAGAATCGCCATACTTTAGTGGTTGATGGGGTACAAATTTCTGGATTTGCTGAGGGAGATTTCACAACTATTAAAGAGGATGGTAATGCAGCCGTCCGCAATGCTGGGGCTGATGGTCCATCCATGAGCCTTTCTACCAAACAAGGGGGAAATTTCACGTTAAGCCTCACACCTATGTCCCCAGCTTTAGGCAAATTGTATAGTATGCGGGAACAACAGAACGCGAACCCAAGATTGTTCAATATTGCTATTTTATCTGGTGTAGATGAGCTGATCAGTTGTAAAGGATGTGCTTTTGCTGATCATCCTCAATTTACAACTGGTGGACCGACAATGCAGCCCCGTCAGTTTTCGTTTGAATGTCTCCAAATCGAAATGGACCATAGTGAAACCACTCTAATTGGGTAGGAAGCGGAAAATTATGCACAAAAGACAAAAATCAATTGAAGATCGTGTTTATTCAATACTTCTCCCACCTGTCCGTGAGGCAATGCCGTTATGTTCCCGTGTTGCTGTGCTTATAGGGCCTGTCTTGGCTACTTTAGGGGCAGATGTGAGCAAAGGGGGCATGGACAAGTTTGCAGCCATCACAGCTAATGTGGACGCGAAAAAATTGGATGAGTTGATCATGGATGCGGTTTTGGCTTCTAAATTGTCATGTGGTAATAATCCAATTTCAATGGAAATTGATTTTGAACGACATTTTACAAATTATCGTGCAGAAGTTTATGAAGTTACTTTATGGGTTTTGTGGGAGACTGTAAAAGATTTTTTTCCACAGGCATCTGGGATAACTCAGATATTCCAAGAAAAAATGGGCAAGGAATTCCAATCCCAGAAACCCGTAGAGACGACTATTGGTTAGGTAGACCCGTATGGCGTGGTATGTGTAGCTGGGTTGATTTAATTAATGGGAATATCACTCTTGTGGAATTAGTGGATATGCACAGAAGCATGGATCTTCAAGATTATTTAGAAGAGCAAAGCAGAGAAATTTAAAAGAGGTGCTTGGATGCCACAGGTTATTGATGAATTGGTCACAATTCTTGGATTTGATATGGACAGTCGCGCTGGTACTGTTCTTGACAAATTCAATAAGGGTGTGGCCTCTGTTGCACAACACGCAAAAAAGGCATCCGTAGCCGTTGTTGCAGCATCAACGGCAGTATCTTATTTTGTTGTTCAATTAAATAAGGCATCTGATGAAGTTGAAAAATTAGGGCGGGTCACGGGAATTTCTACGGATACCATCCAAGAAATGACGTTTGCAATGGAACAAGTTGGAGGGAATGCGGCCACAATGCAATCCGATCTTGTTTCATTGATGTCATCTATGAATTCACCCATTCCCGGTGAATTCAATCAAGGGCTTTTTCTGCTAGGAATTTCCACCAAAAAAGCAAGTGGTGAGCTTAAAAATGTTGATGAGGTTTTGTTGGACATTGCTGATAAAATGCAAGGCATGTCTAAACAGAAGCAGATGCAATGGGGAAATAAAATTGGAATCTCTAAAGACACCATTATGTTGCTTCAAGAGGGCCGTGGTGAGATTGAAAGGTTGCGAAAACAAGCCCAACAAATTCCCGTCATTATTGATCCTGAAAATTTAAAAAATGCCCGTGAGTTCAATAGGCAAATTTCATTAATTGGACGTGTAATTGGTTTTTTAGGGCAGACAATTGCTTCGGCAGCGGGACCAGCGGTTAAGGATATTGTTTCTGGATTGATGGAATGGATTAAAGTTAATAGAAAACTTATTCAATCTGGGTTAAAAGCATTTATTAATGGGATAGTTGAGGGCTTTGCAAAATTTGCGGATGGGATTCGTTTGGTACGTTCTTTTTTTGGGGAACTTATCAAAGGAGCGGGAAAGGTCATTCCAGGGTTTGATAAATTCGTTACAGTTTTAGGCGATGTTAGTGAAGCGATAACAGCCACGGAAGCGGTGAGTGTTGTGGTTTTTTCTGCACTAACGGCCTTAGCTATTCCACTTGTGTTTTTAACGGCGCAATTTTTAGTTTTCGCTTCTATTATTGCTGCCGTTGGGCTAATTATTGATGATTTTGTTGGTTTTTTAAAAGGTAGTGAATCAGTAACAGGGGAACTTATTAAAAAAGTCACTGAATTATGGGGAGTATTTGGCGATAAATTTCCTGCAATGGCAGATTTTTTAGGGGAATTGGCCACGGCATTTGTCTCATTTGCTTCTTTTTTGAAGGATGTTTTTTTTGTTGTTCTGGATAAATTTATTGATTTGCTTGGACTTGTTGGAAAAGGTTGGGGCTTAATCTTAGATCTTGCAGAAAAAGGATTGGGAGCTATTGGTTTTGGTGATGATGACGAAATAATTGAGGGTAAAGTTCAAGAAATTACTAAAACGGTAAAGACAGAAATTATTCCAGGGGTAAAACAGATTGTTGCACCAATGCAAGAGCCTGTTGAATCAATGTTGGGTAGTGTGCGGGATAGTATTTTTGGAAAAATTCATGATTTTTTTGGAGACTCCCAAGGTTCTGAACAAAACATCCAAGCGAAAATTAAAGAGCCTTTAAAAAAGATACAAGAACCAATTGTAAAAATACAGGAAAAGATCAAAGAGCCTGTCATTCAGGCACAGGAAAAAATCAAAGCACCTATTGCCCAAATACAGGAAAAAATCAAGGTTCCCATGGCACAGGTGGTTAAGGCTCAGGAAAAAATACAGAAACCAATTATAAAAATACAAGAAAATTTGAAAGGCCCAATTACCAAGGTACAAGAGAGATTGCAGGAACCGATCACAAAAATCCAAGAAAAGTCTAGGGAGCCAGTTGCCCAGATTCAAGAAAAATTACAAAAACCTATGGCAATACTTCAAGAAAATATACAGGTTCCAAACATTCAAGTTATTATGAATATGGTTTCAAAGATCACTGATAAAGTGATGTCAGAAGTAAAAGAATTGAACATGAATGGCAGTATCAGCAAAACCATAGAGGCGGTATCTGCACCGATTTCCCCAATTTCAACAAATAATAATTCTACTTCTGAGCAAAATATTGTGAATAATGTAGATATTACTGTTACGGGGAATAATGCTCCGGCGGTAGCTTCTGAGGTTTCATCCAAATTAAAAACAACACTACAACGTATATATCCTGGTGGGCTGGCTCCCGCAATTCAATGAGGTAGGACATGGCAATAACCAGTAATTTAATTACTGTTGCAGATGCTTCTCTGGGAGGTAGTATTGTTGGGATTATTTTGCGAGAAAAGGAACTTTTGCAAAATAGGTATGTAGACCCTGCTACAAATATATTTGGGTGGAATGTGCAAAACCCAAGCCCATTTATAGCGGGTATCCCCGTTACAACACGTACTCAAGAAGCAACTACATACAAAGCGGATATAACACAGCACACCGTGGAATCTGGAGCGATTCTGTCTGACCATATTATTTTGCATCCTATTTTATTAGAATTAAGTTTTGATGTTTCTAATTGGGATAATTTTTACGCAAAACAGGCACAAGAATTATTGGAAAAATTGTTTTTTGAACGATTCCCCGTAGATTTACAAACGGAGCATAAACAATTGTCTAGTATGGTTATGACTGATTTGCAAATTAATAATGTTGTTCCTCAATGGGGAAAATTGGAATGTAAGGCCAGTTTTCAACAATTAAGTTTTGTCACATTAGAGTCTGTAGCGTTTCCTGCAAAAAAAGTAGAGTCTAAAGAGCAAACTGGGGGTCCCCCTACGCCAAAATCAGCAGAAACGGCAACTAATAATGGAAGACAAACAGCTAATCAAACAACTTTCTTTAAACTTTTCAAGGCAGCGTTGTAATGGCTGATCCATACCTCATAGAGATGACAAGTGATGGAGAAGGAATCACAGAGGTCAGTCTTGGGGATACTCTCATAAAAATTGTAACACGATTTAATTATTCTATTGAAGCATGGACCATGGACCTCATGGATGCCCGTGGGGATGTTATCCTTGCTGGGTTGATGTTGGTCCCCAATATTGACATGCTTTCTCCATATACTGAGCAGAGGGAATTATTAGGCAGTCTTGTTTTGTTTGAAAAAACCCCTGGAGATTATTTGAGTGATAGTAATTTAGGAATTAATACAAAATTGGTGTGGTATCCCCCAGGCACCGAAGTAGTGTTGTCAATATGAAAAATGTGCAACCATTTAGTAGACAGGTTGAAATTAAAGTAGGTCCATTGACTGAATGGGAAGGAGGAGGGGACGAAAGTGCTGCGGTTCGTTTTTATGGTGATGGGACAAACAACAATCTTCGTATTAAATTTTCGATTGCAAAGCACATTGTTTCAACTTCAACCACCACAACTATATCAGTCTATAATCTCGGTCCTGGTATTAGAGGAGCTTTGCAAAAACCAGAAACACAGGTGATTGTAAATGCTGGGTGGGCTAATGTTGGTCTATTGTCTGTGTTTAAAGGTACGGTGTGGAACATTGTATCACGCCGGGACGGAGCAGATATAGTAACGGATTTGTTGTGTACGGCGGCTATGGGGTCCATAGCGAGAACGGCCTTATCTAAATCCTTTGGACCAACGTATGAATTGTCGCAAATGTTGTTTGATATTGCCAATTTATTTCCTGGTGTGGACGTTGATCCAAAATTGATTGATGTGAAAAATGTATTTTTAGGCAATCAAGGCTATAGCTATGCGGGACCGGCTAGTGATTTGCTTGATAAATTATCCCGTGTTCATGGTTTTAGTTGGTGGATAAATGATGGTCGATTTTATGCTATTGATGACAATAAAAAAATTAATATAGGGAATGTCGTTATTAGTGCAAATAATGGGTTTTTAATAAGAGCAGAGCCTATATTGACAACGCCTTTTCAAGTGCAAGCAGGCACGTCGATTGAAAGTTTGTTCAACCCATATATTGCCCCAGGAGGTAGTGTTGTTCTTGACACAAAAATAAATCCATTATTGAATGGAACATATAAAGTTCATGAATTGACACACTTGGGGGATACCCACTCTGATGAATGGACCACTTCAATTATAAATCATAAAGAGCTTAAGGAAGTAGACGATGGACAATAGGCTGGGTAATGATGTTTCGGAACTTAAAGAGGTAATTGATAGGGCCTTAGCAAGATTGAATACGTGCATTCCAGGTGTGATTGATGGCTTTGATGGGGAAACACAAACCGCCACGGTAATTCCGGCTGTTTCTATGAAAACTTTCATAGATAACAAAGAGGGGGTGTTAGAATTTCCACCAATTATCAACGCCCCGTTAGTGTTTCCTTTTGCATCCACGGCAGGGTTTGCTCTAACTCTTCCCATTCAACGGGGAGATCCTTGCATAATTTTATTTAGCCAACGATCAATAGACAATTGGCATGATAATGGTGGAATACAGCCCAGTGAAGAGGGTGTTTCTGCTAGGCACCATGATTTGACTGATGCTTTGGTTTTTATGGCAGCATCGCCTACCCCTGGTGTGCTGGCAGAATGGGAAGGCCAAGGAATTCAAATTAGAAACAGAGGTAAAACGAGCAAAGTAACTGTGTATGATGACAAGGTGGTTATTGATAATACCACTGAGATAATTATTGATGCACCTAAAACAACGATCACGGGTACTTTGCTTGTTGAGGATGATGCGGAATTCAAGGGTTATGTGTCTAATAATGGCACCAATATTAGTGAGTCACATATTCATTCTCAGCCGAATGACTCTAATGGAGACCATGAATTTGACACAGGGACACCGCACTCATGACATTTACATGGTCTTTAAATGAAAAATACAATGATATTATCATTGGTCGCGACGGAAAAATAGCAAAAATTAAAAGTGCGCCAGAAGTGCGCCAAAGAGTGATTATAACTTTGCGACATTACTGGCAAGAATATTTTTTAAATGTACTTGCTGGGATGCCTTGGTATGAATTAATTCTAGGTTCTAAAGACACAAAACAAGCTGAATTATTGATACGTGATGCGGTTTTAAAAGTCCCTGGTGTAATTAGTATTATAAATATTAATTCAGTAAAATCTATAAATCGGCATGTGTCATTTAATATTCGTATCGAAGTTGAAGGCATTGATGGTCCATCCATTGAAGAAATTGCCTTTGCAATTAAAATAGGAGGAATAAATGGCTGAGTTTGGCGTAACTCCCGAGGGATTTGTTTTAAAACGATTGGCAGATATTAGAAGTGATTTAGTTGCTGCATTAAATGAAGTAACTGACGCTAGCACAGGTGAAAAACTCATTGTTGATTTGGCGAATGAAGATGATCCACTGGTTCAAATTGTGGATAGTTTTTCGGATGGACTTTCGGTTGCATGGGAAGAATTACAATATTCGTACAATCAATTTGATCCATTAAAATCAAGTGGGGCAGGTTTATCCGGGGTTGTGCAATTAAATGGAATTAGAAGAAAGGCAGGGACGTTTTCCGAAGTTATAGTCAATTTAACAGGTCAGCCCAATCAACTTATTCCAGCGGGGCAGCAAATTACAGACAATGACAATACATTTGTCTGGGAATTGCCCCAAATATTATTGGATGTTGAAGGTGAGGGGATTGGAACGGCAATATGCACCACAAAAGGTCCAAACACGGCATCACCAGGAACACTTGTGAAAATCCTCACTCCTATTTCTGGTTGGATTAGTGTTACAAATGATTTGGAGGCCACCCCAGGAACTTCGGAAGAGACTGATATAGAGTTGCGAAAAAGACAACAAATCAGTACGGGGATAACAGGGGCTTCCGTTGTTGATGCTTTGTTCAGTTCTTTACTAGCATTATCAGATGTTACTTTTGTTCGTGTGTATGAAAATAAGGGCTTAACAACCGATGGTAGGGGCATTCCAGGGAAAACGGTGGCCGTTGTTATTATAGGTGGTGATGATCAGGAAATTAGTGACACAATTTTTTTGAAGCAATGTATTGGCATGGCTACGTATGGCACCACTCCCACGGAACAAGTGGATTTGCAGGGAATGCAGTACGCAATATTTTTTAGTAGACCTTTGGATATTCAAGTTTTTATTAATGTGCAAGTAACAGTTGTCGATTCAGCGTTATGGACAACTGATGGGCCTACCAGAATAAAAGAGGCTATTTTGGCGTATGTTTCGGGGCAAACTTTGCCAATAGGAGTGGCCCCCCCATTAGACACAGATGGGTATGCCCCGGGTGATGACTTATACAGTTCTGAGTTGTATGTTCCTGTAAATAGTGTTAGGGGGACACAGATTAATTATATTTATGTTGGTGTGACATCCCCGGGGAATACTCCCCATGTAGTGATTGATTGGAACGAAATTTCTTCATTTGATTTTAATGACATTACTGTGGATGTTCTATGACATTTGATCCGATAGAATTTGAAAAAATAGACATTCTGGAAAGAATGTATTCCCGCTTATTGTTGCAATTTCAGGATGCCCCTGTTTTAAAGGATATTTTGCAAGCATTCGGGTGGGAACTTGATGCGCTTTTGAGTGCAGTTGAGGAAGTAGTGGTCGAGCGCGGTCCAGCCGATGCTATTAAAGTTCAACTTGAAAGCCTTGGGCGAATAGTAGGACAATCTAGGGTTTCAATTGATCAAAGTGTACTTGCTTGGCTGAGTACGGACGTTCCAGGAGAAACTATTGATCGGTCTCCCGCTTGGGTTACTAATGTTCCCGTTTTAACATTTCTTTTTGCTAATGATGACATTTATCGCCAACTCATTGAAGCGCGAATTTATAGAAATTTTACCCAATACGGAAGTATCCCCGAGAATCAAAGAGTGGCTTTGTTGGCATTTGATTTAAATGTGAGTTTTCGACGTATTGGTCCTATGATAGTGGATATCCAAGTCCCTAGAGATACGTCCCGCACGACAATTGCCATTATTTTAGGAGTTTTATACTCTCAAGAAGGCATTGTTGATATTATGCCCTATCCACCTACATTGGGCATGGATAGTTTTTGGATTATTCCTGGACTTCCCGGGTGTCCTGAATGCCCTGAATGTCCGTTTGCCCCTGACACTGCCTGTGGTCCAGATATTGGAATATTGGCGGTTAGGCAGGACATAATAATTGTGTAGATAGGAGAGTTAACGTGGCGAATAGAATTGTTGAAATTGGTGGTATTTGGGCTGAGAGTGCGCCTGATATTCCTTTAGAGGACCCTATACCGGGGGTTACATATGCCAATACGGTGATAACGGAAGAAACGATTAATGAGGGGTGGCCTTATACAAATATCATAACTTCAAATGATTTTAATGAAGTTATGAGGAGAATCACACTTTTATTAAGCCAATTGGAAAGCCAGGGGGTTTTATCTTACTCTATTTTAACTAATTATGTAGTCGGTGCTTTGGTTATGGGCAGTGATGGTGTTTTATATAGAGCAATAGAGCCAAATGGCCCAAGCTCTACGGAGGTGGACCCGGTTGGGAATCTAGGGACGTGGGAAGATATTCATAATTAATAATATGGGAGATAAATATGGTGAATAGAATTGTTGAAATGGGTGGCATTTGGGCTGAGGGTGCGCCCGATGTTCCCCCCGCTCCCGGAGGTATTCCCGTTCCTGGTGTGACGTATGCTAATACGACTTTAACTGAGATTCGTATCAATAGAGCATGGCCATATACGGACGTTGCTGCTTCTAATGATTTTAATGAAATTATTAGAAGAATGACTCTTTTGCATACTCAAATGGAAAAACAGGGGGTTCTATCCTATTCCCTCCTTACTGATTATGTAGTAGGGGCTATGGTTCTTGGATTTGATGAGATTGTATATAGAGCCATTAGCATAAGTGGCCCGGAATCTGGGGGCGCGGTTGATCCAGTTGGTGCCTCATTGTCGATATGGAAGAAGGTAGGCACGGTCATACAAGTTTCAACAACGGGTCTAGCAACTGGGACTATTGATTATTCAGGAATTATAGACGTGCCGATTGCTGATCAGACCGAGGCCGAGGCCGGAGCCATAGACAATAAGGCAATGACTCCATTGAAGACAAAGTTTGCAATTGATGCTTTTGTCACTTCTGCTACTGAAACAAACGAGGGAATAGCTGAATTATCGGATTCTGGTGAAGCTCTTGCAGGCACAGATCACACTACTATCATGACTCCTCTTAGGGTTAAAAATGCAATTGATGCTATTCCCCCACCACCTACGCCAACTCAATTATGGACAGAGAGTGGAAGTGATGTTTATCGACCAACCGGAAATGTAGGAGTTGGATTAGCTCCTTCCGAAGCAAAATTAGATGTAGATGGACAAGTAAAAATTAGGGGAGGTGCCCCCGCTGCTGATAAAATACTAACTTGTGTTGATGCCTCTGGTTTAGCTACTTGGGCCGATCCGGGAGGTGGTGGTGAAGGCCCATTACAGACTACCGTTGTTTCAGGCACAACTCCCAGTGCTAATGGCACATCTTTACAAATGACACATACTGTACCTTTTGCTAATATTAGAGGGATTGAAGTAATTATTGATTCATCACAGGGATACATTGTCCATCCCAATACAGTTTTGCAGAATACGAATTTTACTGTTAGAGCCGCTGGTGATAAGGTTATTGTATTTTTTGAAATAAACAGTGATAATCTATGGAATAAACAGTGTTACGCTATTATATCCTACGTAGAAGTAGCGGCAACATAAAATTCTGTTAGGAATTATACCACTTATTCAATTTATTTTTAAAGGCAAACAATATGTCTATTAAAAGCATCTTCAATATAATTCGTCAAAAATTATGGGGCAAAATTCCATCCACAACTTCATTGTGTGCGAGCGAGAAAACTAAGGACTCACCTGCATTATTGACTAAAATAATCACATTAAAAACCTCAGGCACAGGCGAATTCTCGGCTGAATATCATGGGTTGGATTATCATAAAATCAGAGGTTATACAGTGGTATTAAATATAAACGATTATCATTGGATGCCTCCTAATTCAAGCCAAGCAGATATGAAGTATGATGCTTGGGTCAGCAACAGCAGTATTGTAATTAAGGTGGACCTTAATTTCCCTCTGACACATGGCAGAACGGTTCACTTTGTTATAAATTATGTATCATAATTACAATTAACAGGAAGTCAAATCCATGACCAGAATTTTAATTCCTTCCATAATTGAACCCCAAGGGGCATCTACTCGTTTGGAAATTGTTGATGATATTATTTACACGGGAACCGCCGTCCCTGGTTCGTTTACTGCTGACCCGGTTTGGTTAATTACAAAGTTAGATGCAACCGATGGGGGCGAATATCCTGAGCTTCACCCAGACGGGAAAGCAAGTTTTACGAATATTTGGGATGATCGTGTTTCTTTGATTTATTCATAGGAAAAAATATTATGGCTATTAAAGCAAAGTATGACGTTTTTTTAAAAAAGTTGAGGGAAAGTGATGTGGGAGTTGTTGCGGGGGCAATCTGGGAGGAATTAGGTGGGAATGCTTATAGATTGGCTGGTAATGTTGGAATAGGTATTGCCGTTCCATTGAGAAAACTGCATGTGGTAGGTACGATTTTAGCTGATACATTTAAGTCCCATTTAACATCTTCCGGCCAAATGAGTTTTTTGATGGAAAAAGACACTTCCTTTACCGTGTATCCAATGGTATTTAAAAAAACGGGGGGCGATTTTATAGGGGGCATACGAGTAGGTTCCACAGATGGAAATTGGTTTATTCTAACTGGAATAGAGGCAAATTTAGTAGATTTAAATAAAACAATTACTTTACTTAGTGATGGGAAAGTGGGAATTGATGTAATACCTACTGCTGATTTTCATGTGGGGGGGTTTACAAAATTAGGGGCTACTAACACCCCTGCAATTAAAATGAAGATTGTCACAGGCACTGTAGAAGATCCTATGGTTTATATGCAACTAGTTGCACATAATATCGCAGATCATACAAAAATTATATCTATGAATATGCTGATATACACAGCGGAAACCCAGTTTACGGATAAGTACCCCCCCGGGAATACAATAACAGGTGCCACGTCTTATACATGTCACATTTCGAATACATATTTAAAAGTATATTTTGATTTAACTGATTCAAGTGGTTTAGTTGGCCTTAAAATTGAAGCGGTACTTATTTATACAGAGTAAATAAAAAGAGAAATATTATACTGTTCTTAATTTTCACAAGAGTCTCAACATGTTATCCAATTTTAAATTTAAGGAATAATAGGTAATTTACCAAGTTACATGGGGCAGACTGTACTCATTCCCCATGACATTCCAGTAAATAAAATATTGGCTGTAAACATGCTCGCAGAATTATCTTTCAATACTTGGGTGCCACCCGGACATGCTGCCTTGAATACTGGGCAATACAATTATTAAATAAGTGAGGGAAATAGTGCATTAACAATCCATGAAAATAATAATTATGTATAAGGATTAAAAAATGAGTATAAGCACAATACAAACAAAAACGCACATGGTATGGGCATATGGAATCATTTGGTACTGTCATTTGCTCATACTTTTATATATGAATTATCTTTGGATTGATTATGGTAATGCATTTAATTTGAATTTTTTTCATGAACTGCTGGTATATGTATTTAACTTTGTTAATTTGATTGTTTTAACAAGTCAGCAATCATTTAGAACTATTAAAGCCTTCAATGACAAAGTTTTTGGATTGTTTAATTCAATCAAGATTCTTATAGAATAAGGGGGGCAGTTCCATTAGGCAGTGGTTTTCTGCGTTGAAATAAAAAACTTGATTTAGAGTCGTGATTTTGATAGTATAAAGGCACTAAATGAACCAAGGCTTTTAGTTAATGGACCCCTTACATAGCTGTAACTGTGTAAGGGGTTTTTTGTGCTGTGAATGGCAGGAAAATAGGTATATGTTGCAAAAAATACTGGAATATAAAGAAGTTGGGTATATTGTGATAAGCAGATTACTATGGTGACCCGACAATATCAGGGTCCTGAAGCGATGAATTTCGCCGCTGTGATCAGACCATATCAGGGGCCTAAGGAGATAAACTACGCCATTGCGACTCGACAATATCAGGGGCCTGAAGCGATGCACTTCTCCGTCATGATTAGATCATATCAGGGGCCTGAAGAAAGGCGGCAATCAAACCGATCATCTGATTATCAAGGGCATGAGAAAAGACAGTAGTGGCAGTAATGCGTTGAATTATTTGATTGTAATGATTGTTAAATTTAGTAACTCAATATCTCGTTTCTATGGAATTCTTTTTACTAGCATTTTATAGAAGGAAATTAAGCAGACGAGGATAAGGCACAGACCCACATAGATAAGAATAAACATGGACATATTTTGTCCCCATTATTGTGTATTATTGTTGTTTGTTTTGCATGTTTTTTCAGAAACAGTCATATCATTATGCATATGGAAACATGTATATTTTTCAAGTATTTTCCATAAAAATTTGCTATCATAATCAATTATAAATGTCTCTTTTGTTGATGTGTCTTTTGGATTATTGTAACCTACAAATTCAATATTAAGACCATATAAAATTTTCTCTTTTTTTGATGCAGTCTTAATAGTTTTCTCGCTTTCATAATACCACATAACGCGAAATATCATGTATGGATAATCGGGTTGGTATAGGTGATACGGAAGTTTCTTTTTTAAGTTTTCTGTTTTGCCACACCGATAATCATCTATGTTAAATGGACTATGATATTGACTGTCCATAATGCATGATACCTGTTTTGATTGAATTTTCTTTTTAATAAAACCTGCAAATCCTTTTGCTGTAATTGAGGTTTTTTGTGCTATGCATACTTGTGGTGCAAGAAATGCCATTGCTATAGCTATGCTTAAGGTTGTTGTTTTTATAGACATTTTTTGTTTACGAGAAAAGGCAAAAAAAACCCTTCACAAGTATTTTCAACTTGTGAAGGGAAAACGAAAAGAAGGGAAAATCTTCGTATGGTGTGTGTGTGTATGGTACGAATCATGCCATATTTGATTTGTTGGAGTCAAATAATAATTTCATATAGTGGGTGTTTTTTCTAAGTCAAAATCAAAAAACACTCTGACTGTAGAATGAATTCATCTTAATTTTGAAGAAAATTTCTTATGATTACAAGGTTTTTATGCAGTAGGGGGGGGGTAGAAAATAAATTGGTTTGTGATTTTTGGTTGAATAACTAAATTTTATAGTGTAATAACAACAACAGTGTGTCATTATAGTGACTTATTGTTAGTTATATTTAATTAAAAAAAGGAAAAAAAATGAATCGAGCTTTATCTTATGCAGCAAAAATGGTGTTGATTTCTGGACTTATCGTCCCCACTGCGTTAATTGGTTTTGCTGGAGGTGCAAAGGCTACAACATTTGATTGGGATGGGGGGACTTTTAATGATGTGGCAGTAGGTGATATTCTAACTCCTGCAGTTTTGGTTACTGTAGATGATGTTGTTGGGGTAGGTGATACTTTAACTTTTATTAAAACAGCTACCGCAGATGACGTTATTGAGGTAGGTGATATTCTAACTTCTGCAGTTCTGGTTACTATAGATGATATTGTTGTGGTAGGTGATATCCTGGAAGATGCAGTTCTGGCTACTACAGATGATGTTGTTGGGGTAGGTGATACTTTAACTTTTATTAAAACAGCTACCGCAGATGACGTTGTTGGATTAGGTGATACTCTGAATCCTGCAGTTCTGGCTACTTTAGATGACGTTGTTAATAAAGGTGATACTTTAATTTTTGAAAAAATAGCTACTGCAGATGACGTTGTTGAGGTAGGTGATATCCTGGAAGATGCAGTTCTGGCTGGTGTAGATGATGTTGTTAATAAAGGTGATGCCCTAAGAACTGGAGAAATAGCCATTGTAGGTGACGTTGTTGCGTTAGGTCAAATGTTAATTCCTGAAGTTCTGGCTACTGCAAATGACATTATTGAGGTAGGTCAGGTGCTAACTCCTGCAGTTATAGCTGGTGCAGATGACGTTGTTGCGGAAAATGATCCCTTAAAAACTGGAGAAATAGCTACCATAAATGATGTTGTTGTGGAAGATCAGGTGATAACTCCTGAAGTTCTGGCTACTATAGATGATGTTGTTGAGGTAGGTGATATCCTGGAAGATGCAGTTATAGCTGGTGCAGATGACGTTGTTGCGGAAGGTGATCCCTTAAAAACTGGAGAAATAGCTACCATAAATGATGTTGTTGTTTTAGGTCAGTACATGGAGACTGATAGTACAGGAACAGTTATTCTGGCTGGTGTAAATGACGTTGTTAATTTAGGTGATCCCCTAACTGACGGAATAGCTGGTGCAGATGACGTTGTTGTGGAAGGTCAGGTGCTAACTCCTGCAGTTTTGGCTACTGCAGATGACATTGTTGTGGAAGGTGATATACTAATTCCTGCAGTTTTTGCTGGTGTAGATGACGTTGTTAATTTAGGTGATCCCCTAACTGACGGAATAGCTACTGCAGATGACATTGTTGTGGTAGGTCAGGTGTTAACTCCTGCAGTTTTGGCTACTGCAGATGATATTATTGAGGTAGGTGATTCTCTAGCTCCTGCAGTTCTGGCTATTTTAGAGGACGTTGTTGTGGAAGGTCAGGTGCTAACTCCTGCAGTTCTGGCTACTGCAGATGACGTTGTTGTGGAAGGTGATATCCTAACTTACACAGAAACAGCTACCATAAATGACGTTGTTGTGGTTGATCAGGTGCTAACTCCTGCAGTTTTGGCTACTGCAAATGATATTATTGAGGTAGGTGATATTTTAACTCCTGCAGTTATAGCTGGTGCAGATGACGTTGTTGATTTAGGTCAAATCATGGAAGATGCAATTCTGGCTACTGCAGATGACGTTGTTGATTTAGGTCAAATCATGGAAGATGCAGTTCTGGCTACTGCAGATGATGTTGTTGAGGTAGGTGATACCTTAACTACTGGAGAAATAGCTACTGTAGATGACGTTGTTGATTTAGGTGATATCTTGGAAGATGCAGTTCTGGCTACTGCAGATGACGTTGTTGCGGAAGGTGATATCTTGGAAGATGCAGTTCTGGCTGGTGTAGATGACGTTGTTAAGGTAGGTGATATTTTGGAAGATGCAGTTCTGGCTACTGTAGATAACGTTGTTGCGGTAGGTGATATCCTGGAAGATGCAGTTCTGGCTACTGCAGATGACGTTGTTAAGGTAGGTGATACCCTAACTTCTACAAAAATAGCTACCGTAGATGATGTTGTTGTGGAAGGTGATGTCATAACTTCTGCAGTTTTGGCTACCGCAGATGACGTTGTTAATATCAGAGTTAGCGTTAATGAAAATGAAAATATCCTGGCTTCCTATGAAGATTCTAACGTTGATCTCATCATGGTACAAAATAGCGATAATATTATATTAATAACGATAATTGATGATGATGATGGTGGTAAAACACTCAAAACAACTTCTAATGATAAAAACTACGACAGTGTAAAGATTGATAAAGAACATAAAGAATTTGCTAAAAATACTGTTGATGCAATTTTTGAAGAGGGCGATATTACAGCCATGATTGCGTTGGGTACGCAATCGTTTGACACATCACTCATTGAAATGACTCCAGATGCAAGCTCTGGAGCAGCATCTGCAATCGTTGGTTCAAATGCAATTAGTGTAACTATTGGTAGTCGTCAGAATACTGTTGTTGCTAATTATGGTGGTTATGGCTTGGGTGCATTTTCCATGGCTTCCTCAGATGACAAAGAATCTGGAATGAATTCTGGTGGAGTTCAACAGTCTGGCGGTGTTTGGGTCAAAGCCTTTGGATCAGACGCTGAAATGGATATGCGTGATGATATTGCAGGGTATGATGCAGAGGTGCGCGGGGTAACTTTCGGTTTTGATCTTATGGCACAAAAGAATTTTCTAGTCGGCATTGCTGCAAGTTATGCGGAAGTTGATGTCACTGGAAAAAGTGTCGCAGAGTCACAAACGGATACCGATCAAGTCCAGGCAACTTTGTACAGTACACTGTTTATGGATGATTATTTTGTGAATAACTCCGTTACGATCGCCTCCTCATCTAGCGATACCTCACGTAATACCCTAGGAGGCGGTGTAGCATCTGGTAGCTACGATACAAGCACTTTTTCCGCTGATATTGGTATTGGTATGCCAATGATCCAAGACGGTTATGCCGTTACCCCCTCGCTCGGTATGTCATATTCACTTATCCAACCTGATAGCTATGATGAGATTGGCCCTCTCGCATTGCATGTAGATGTTGAAGATACAGAGTTGTTTAGTATAAATGCTGGCGTAGCCATCAATACAAAATTCAAATCAGGTAGTGGTAGTCTCTCACCAGAAATTCGCCTTGGTGCAGATATTGACGTGTTGCAAGAACAGGCAGTTTCTGTAGGGACGTTTTTGAGTACAGACGGTAGTGTTGGTACATCCCTCGGAGCTAAACCGTCTGCTTTAGGTGGCTCTTTTGGTTTTGGTCTTGATTATGCCAATGATGAAGAAACTTACGTTATTGGCCTTGATTATGACACTAATGTACGGTCAGATTTTCAGTCCCATGCTCTAAGTCTGAAACTCAAATTGGCTCTTTGATAAGATTTTATCAGTCACAATGGTAATGTGAAAACTTGATGCAACTTTTAGGTAACGACAAGCCACCTGCTCCATTAGTTAAGGCCCTGGGGAGTAAAATTATTCCCCAGGGTTGTTTTTTAATTAATGAAACACAGGCATATATATTGCATGTAGATTTTTTTACTCTTTTAAAAAAAGGAACAAAAAAATGAAAAAGTCTTTGATTTTAGGTGCAACAGCAATGGCTGCTCTAGCCATTGCCCCCCAGGCTGAAGCCGCTAAAGTAAAGATTGGTGGACATTACACGATGCGGGTTCAAGATACGGATATAACGTTGACAGATACACAGGGTGTTGATGAAGAGCAAGGTTGGTTCCATCGAATGCAGTTGAATCTGGATGCCACAGTCAGCGACAAAACACATGCTCACCTGCAATTTCGTCCTGTAGATGGTGTTATGGAAGGTGAGAATACAAACGTTAATGGTGGGTGGAACATAAAACGTGTCTGGATGGAAACTGAGATGTATGGTGTCGGTATCAAAGCTGGTAATATGCCGATGAATATGCATGACAAGATTCTATACAAAGATGTTGGCGGTTCCATGGCTGCTGTTGTTGTCTCCAAATCTTTTGGTGACATGACCCTTTTGGGTATGAATGTTCGCGTTGAGGAAGGTTACACTTCTGGTGCAAAGGCTTTAAAGGCTTTGGAGGATAAATTTGGCAATAATGCTGAAAACGATGGTGCCAATGCTGATAACGATGAGATCAATTTGTACGGTATCAGTCTTTTGGGTAAGGCCGCCAAGGCAAACTATCAGGTGACTTGGTTTCACAAAGAGATTGATGAAGGTGTTGCCACAAATACCGCTGGTGCAGTTCTCGGTACTGACGTTGACAATGATTGGGCCGCATTTACTCTCGGAACAAACCTGTCTGGTGTGAAACTGACTGGTACAGTAATCTGGGAAAGTGGTTACAATTTCGACGGTGATACTTTTGCACCAACAGGTACAACTACATTGAATCAGTTGAATAGTTCTGGTGTTTTGGCCGCTTTGCGTGTTGCTGGTAAAACTGGTTTTGGTGGCTGGAAAGGTTACGGCTTCTACTCCAGTGAAGATTTTACTCATCCTTTGAATGAAGACAGCAACTCCAATAGCAAAAACAGCAATGCAACTGGAATGTCTTTGGCATGGGACCAGGGTAACGTCAACGGACGTGACTTGTTGAAAACTTGGGCTACAAATAGCAATGCTGATCAACTTGAGAATGTTTGGGGTGTTGGTGTTGGTCTTTCTGTGAAAGCTGGTTCTTGGACTATCAGTCCTGCTATTGATTACGCCTCTATCGTTGAAGATGATGTTAGCGGTGGTGTACAATCTATTTCTGACAGTGCTTGGGGCGGTTCCATCGTAGCTTCCACAAAGTTGGATGAAGGTACTACTTTCAGCTTGATCGCTATTGGCGTTGATCCTAGTGATGACAGCATAACAGAAAACGTTGAGAACATGCACTCAGTACAAGCTGAGTTTAAAGTCAAGTTCTAGTGGAGCAGCAAAAAATCTATTGACAGCAACAAACCAAGTATGACATTCTTGGCTTGTGTGTCTCATTCTTTCTTCTCTCGTACAGGGATTGTACCAGCCCTGTACGAGTTTTCTCATTGATGTATACACACTGTCGCAAGATTTTCCTTACAGAGTTTTAACCCACTTACATCGTCATATGTAAGTGGGTTTTTTTACGTGCTACTGTTACTTTATCCTTTCAACCATCAAATTTGACTTTTCAGGTCTCTTCAATACGGTTAACTGTGTTTCATGGCACATTTTAGATTCATTAATTTGGGCAATGATTTTGTCATTTCTCTGAGGATTTTTAATTGTTTAGTGGAGTCATGTTGTCCCAATATTTTATCCTTTTAAAATTGTTGCATTGTTGGAACTGGTGACATAGCTTTCTCCATTTTTAATTTGCACTGTGACGATTTGATCGGCTCCTTCAATTTGGTCGGGGATATGAGAAACCATTATTATTTGCAATCCGAGCTTTTCACTAATCTCTTTGATCATCAAAGCCCCTTTTATGGGAAGTTCACCGCCTTTAAGCCACTTCAAAGGTTCATCCAATACCAAAGTCGGTCTTGTCTTAGAAAGAGCTAGAGACCACAGGGATACACGGAGCGCAAAGGCAGCCACGTCCACCGCACCTCCCCCACTAGCAGTAAGCGGGTCTATGGATTGTCCGTCCCTTATAAATTTTAGATCGGTTTCAGTCCGGCCACGCCTTTGTGTGAATTCAATGGAGAGTTCATATGGGTCATCAAATACGGCTGCCATGGCTAATGTGACCAGTTCGGCCACATGGTACTCCAGTTGCTTTTGAGTTAATTGTGCAACGTTTTGTATTATTAATTGGGCTTGTTCACATGCTTCTGCTTTCTTTTTGAGAATTCGCACGAGTTTTCTTTGTTCCATGACCTCTGATCTTAATTGGGAAGCCTTGCCTTTTCTCTGCTCCAAGGTGTTTTGAATTTCGGAAATTTCCATTAAATGAAGTTCTCACGTAATTCAACCATCATTATTCTCAAATTTTCCTCATCTTCCTCGCATTTTTTCTCCAATTCATCGGCATGGATGCAGGCTTCCTCGTAACTGGTCAGTCCATGCTCTTCTTTTAAATTACGTTCAAGGTTGTCCATGGCTCCTACAGCTTGATTTTTTTTATTTTTTGCATCTTCGATAGCATTTTTCATTGTCATTAATTCTTGACCGATTCCCATATCTTTTTCCTTTTCATGAAATTATTATCCAAGAGCTTTCCATACAATTTCTTGAACAAGTGGTTTTGTTTCGTGCGTGGCAAAGTATTCTTCCATGTTTTTGATGAAAGATGAGGAAATGTCCAAGTCATCTGTCAACTTTTCCACAAAGGCGTTTATTCTTTCATCCTTGTTCTTTTTTTTGTCTACATGTTCGCGTGTAATTACGTTTTTTTTGATTGGTACGTAGACAGGCTCTACCTTGTTTTTGTTAGAATCCCACAAGTATACCCTTGGCTTAAAATCTATTTGATCCACGCTTGACCGCATTAAACTGCCTGGATTAACAAGAAGTTGTCCACTTGTGTGCGATTCAATAACAAATGCTTTGTGATTGTGGCCGGTGATTATGAGATCATACCCTTTCATTTTTCTCATTAAGAGCTTTGCGTGAGGGTCACGGCAATTCGGCCAGGGAGATTCACCCATATACGTCATTACATGGCATAGAGCAATTTGGCGTGTCTTCTTGTTGTGTTGTACTGGGTATAATTCATCTCCCCATGCAAAAGGATAAACTTTGGTTTTGTATAGAAAAAAAGGTTTATTTTTCACTGTGGTTATTCCAGCGGCTACTAGAACACCTAGTGCTGATTTGTTCAATAGAGAGACGTTGTGGTTAGGTAGATCGTGGTTGCCAGGAACCGTGTGAAAATTATTTGGTAGATTTCGTATAGCCCATTGGGTCAGGTAGTGGGATGGTTTGCTTTTGGAAAAAAGGTCCCCGGCATCAAGAATTGGGCAATTGTATTTTTCTTGCAAATCATATAGCCATTCAATTTTTTTTGCTTGTTCGCTGAAAAAGTCATCAATTCTGCATTCGGGTGTGTCTTCTCGCAGATGAATGTCTCCAGTTATTATTGCAGTAGGGTTCATAATTATTTTCCACACAAGGGGCAAATATCAGGAAACATGGCGGTATATTTTCCTTCCATGTTTTTTGTGATTGTGTCGTATTCAGATTGAATTTGTATCTCTACTTTAATGTTACTTAGCAATGTATTAATTATCTTTGATGTATCGGAATTTGATTTGATTTTGTCAAATATTTTTAAGCATTTTGTGACTTGTTGATGGTTGCTTATAATTTTAATGTTTTTTGCGGTTTTCTCTTTAATTATTGTATAGTTTTCCAGCAAAGACTCTAACTGCTTACTTTTATCGCGGTTTATTTTGATTTTATTTAACAGTTCATCGGCTGTTTTGACGAGAGACTTATTAATTAGAATCTTGTTGTACTTGGATATAGCTGTGTAATTAGTTTTATGCGTGCGTATAATTGTTTTAAGTGTAGTCATTTTTCTGTAACCAGTTTTTAATTCATCATACAGTTTTTGACAATGAGCAAGTTGCGGTTCAATCATTAATTCGTAATTATACTGACTGATTATATTTTTTTGGAAGTCGATGTTTTTGATTGTTTTTTGTATTTGCCCTACTTCCTCACGAGCATTTTTGATATTTTGGGTCAAAACTACGGCCGAGTTGACATCCCTTTCCATAGCCTCAAGATAGTCGTACTGCCTAAGCTCATCAACTTTCTCTTTCCATCGAGTCGATTCGGTTCGATAAGTTTGATCTACTCTCATTTTTTCTTTACGGATGTTAGATATGGCGTGGTCAATTCCACCTAAATCAACAATTTGGTTCAAAATCTGAGCTACTTCACCAGGGGATGAGCCTAAGAGGAATGGAGCATCCAATTGTTTTTCAATATTAATTGGCTCCATGTTTATGACATTTTTAACTTCTTCTGGAACATAAACACCAAACGCCTTGAATATTTGTTTGTCGATCATGTAGTAATTGTCACTTGGAGAACGTCCCCGTTTCACGACAACACCTGAATTCAAAATGATGCTGACGGAGGTTTCTTTGCTCCAAGAACTGATAAATTCCTCTCCAGACGGATTGTTATTCACAACCCAGTCTATAGCCCTTAAAATGGAAGTTTTTCCACTATCCGATAAACCGACAATGGCATTTATTCCGTCACAAAAATTGACTGTAGTATCTTTGTGAGACTGAAAATTGTTTAGCGTTATCGACTTAATCATATTTTTTACTGTTCTTTTTTATAATGTTTTGGATATTGTTTATTTTTTTTTCTGACACTTCTTAATTCATTCAACATCTTTCTTTTAACTTCAACATTATGTTGTATATGTTCCGACATAAGGGACAAGGATATTTTAACTGTTCCCATGAATTTTCTTTCATTTTTTTGCATCCATTTTGCCCTCTTACTTGCCTTTAAAAAACATGAGTGTCGTGGAACATTAATCACTCTTTGATGTTTTGTGTTTTAGAAAGAAATTGTTTTCTAAGTGTGTTGTTAACTTTTGTTTGTATTTTAAGTATTTCTGATTGGGGCAATCTCTCAGTGGATTGTTTCTTTCCTGTTTTTGATTTGTGTAATATTGTTTCATATTCTGTGTACAAGTCAGGGAAACACTTTTTTACTTTTTTTCTTATGTCATTGAGAGTTCTGGTCATTTTTTGATTCCCTTTATAGCCTAGACCTTCTTGCCCACTCAGCAATTAAAATTCCATCGGCATCGTTTTCATATAAAGTTGTGAATTGAGGAAAAAGGCGTTTTCCAATAGATAAACTTGCTTTTTTCAAATCAGCACTCCCCTTGATTCCATGAGGGAGCATTTTAAATTGCCATTCCTTACTGTCGATAAACTGATATGGAATGTTTAACCATTCAAGGACTACCAAAGTAGCCTCAAGCGATCGTAAAGCAGACTGTGTGGCCTTAAAACGTGTTGGATTTACCATGGGTCGTTCAATTATTGCAAAGGGCTTACGGACTTCGTACAGAAAGTCATGTAAAACATCTGTATCAACTCTGCATATTTTTTGTGCTTTTTTCGTATAATTAAAGACGTTTATTGTTGGTGTTTGTATCATCTTGGCGTTTATTCCAAGAAATGGAATGACACCTATAGAGCCTGACACACCGTTGTCGATACCAATATAGGTTTTTCCTTGAGTATTTTTCTTGGAATGCCTCACCGTATTTCCCTGTATTTGGGCTTTCTATTGAGGCGCAAACTTTCTTCTATTTTGTGCCAGACTTTTCCAACAATATCGAAAAGTTTTTGCTCTAGGCTTTGATCTTCAATCCTCTTAATTAAAATGGAGCGAAGGCAGGGGTCTACTCCTAAGTCATGTGGGTCAACTCTTTTCCCTTTTCCACCACTCCAATGATTCTCTTTTATTAAAAAATCAACACAAGAACCGATGTTGTCAATTCCATAATCGTAGTAAATTGGGAATTCAATTTCTCTGACTTTCCCCGTTAATTTATTTTTAGAAATTTTCACTTTGCATTTAATGCCTATTTCTCTTTTTTTGCTTTTGATTGAACCACCATTGGCAAGCCAAATTTCGTGAGTAGCAAAAAATTTAAGAGCTTTTCCACCTGCTCTGGTTTTTTTGGTAAAAGACATAGGGTCAATGTTATCTCTAGTTTGGCTTATTATAGCCAAGAAGGATTTGGTGTTTTCTAGTCGCCCAATAATTTGACGCAGGATTTCACTTGATTTCTTGGCTTTGGCCATTCCATATGAGCCTTTGACTAAATTGCCGTTTGCTCTGGATTCCAGCATTTCCATGCTCTTTTTTTCATCGGCTTCAGCGTTTAGTGCATCGAACGAATCCAGGCAATATACGCATGGGCTTTTTTTTAAGGCTTTGACTAAATTTAGTTGAAAATCTTCGATCATATCGCTTGGTATTTCATCACCCTCATCATTTATTGCAGGAGCTTGAATTCTCTCTGCGAATGAAGCACCAAATAAGTAGTCCATATTAAATGAATTTGCATTTTCTACATCATCATAAATTAAAGAATATTTATTAAACTGTTTTGCAATTTGCATTTCAACCAATGTGGTTAGTGCTACAAAACTCTTTCCTGCACTACTATCACCAATAATATTGACCATAGAACCTTTGAGCCATCCACCTGATGTATAATCAGATAATGCAAGATTTAACAAAGTGGAACCTGTGGGCAGTACATCCTCTTGTGTGTGTTTTTGTGTGTAATTTTTTCCTTCATAAGCTGACTTTTTAATTTGTTCTGTAAGAGATGTTTTTGAAGGAGAACGCACATGCCTAGACATTATCAAAGAAATCCTTTTCTATTTTTTTCATAAATTCATGAAAAAAATTTTTTTGTATAAATCTGTTTGCTCGAAAACCTCCTGGTTGAATGCCTAGCTTATGTTTTTTCACCCAACTAATTAATGTGACTTTGGATATATTTATACCTTTTTCGCGTAAAATTTTTAAGGCTTCTTTTGTTGTATAATATTCAGGATTTTTATTCACATTTTCTCCATTGAGCTTGAGAAGTTTTTACCTTCCCAAGCGGGTTGTTTTTAATGAATTGATGAACTAATAATTTTTATTATTCAGATTTTTTTGCTTCCTGAAATTCTTGCTCATCTTTACATGCATCCCAGACAGCACAATTTAGGCAATGATTAGTGCTGTCGTTATCCTGGCCCCATATATATCTCTGTGGACATGAATTCTCTGGGTTCTCTGGGTTCTCTGGTTCATTGAGAGAATCATCATTATTATCGTTATTGTCATAATCATCGGTATTATTATTAGTGTCTTCCTCTTCCTCTTCTTCTTCTGGTTTTTTCCGGCTACGCCGTCTGGTTTGCTTGGGTTCTTCTTCTTCTACCTCTTCTTCTGGTTTTTTCCGGCTACGCCGTCTGGTTCGCTTGGGTTCTTCTTCTTCTACCTCTTCTTCTTCTACCTCTTCTTCTGGTTTTTTCCGGCTACGCCGTCTGGTTCGTTTGGGTTCTTCTTCTTCTACCTCTTCTTCTTCTACCTCTTCTTCTGGTTTTTTCCGGCTACGCCGTCTGGTTTGCTTGGGTTCCTCTTCCTCTTCTTCTAGGTTTTCTCCAGTTTCAAAAAATAATGCTTTAATTTCTTTATATGAAAGTATGTTAAGTATTGTGTCGAGATTGGCCACTTCTTCCAGAATTGAGTCTTCATATGGGTCCCGTTTTTCAAAATCAATACGTGATGCTTTTGGGAATTCAAAATTACCAATAGATTCATTTTTGAAACGGGTTTTGATAGTCAAGCCGTTTTCAAGATCTGGGTAAACTCCGTGTTCCTCATCTTCCAATAATTCATTATCGAGTACTTCCCCGAAACAGAAGTAACTTATGTCCAGAATTTGCACACCATCATCGGGTTTTTCAACGTCAATCACATTGAATATCTGACGCTCAGACGTTTTCGTTGCTTTGATTTCAGATTCGTTTTTATCATAATCTTTCAACAAAATATTGCGATGTTCGCAAATGGGGCAAGATTCTTTTATAGTTCTCGCAGGACATACAATAGTTTTATTTTCAAGACCAACTTGGCCATGTCGGAAGTATGTACGCTCGTACCATAGTTCACCTTTTTTTGCTGAGGGGTTCGTGGATTCCGTCACTTCATATGGTATTATATCGAAATATCTCGTGCCTTTTTTTACTTCAATTATAGACATATCATTGGGAAGAGAAAGGGCGGAAGTACCTTTTCTATCGGCAGCTTTTTCCTTGTTTCTTGCTATGATTTTTAGTTTGAGGGTTTCTCTTAAATTACTTTTTTTTCTTGACATGTTTTTCTCCTCAGTAGTAATTCATTAAAAATTTGTTTTTTCTTTTATAATTCTTCTTCGTCTTGTTCGTGTTTGCTGTTGTAAATTTTCTTTTTTCTCTTCTTTGAACTCCTCTGGAAGATTATGGGGAATGGTTGGACTAGAAAAGTAGTTTTGTCCATGTAACCGGGTTAAATTTTCTAATGCTGCTTTTCGTTGATGAAATGCAAACACGGCATTGGCATACATTTCTTGTTCAAATTGAGCGTTATGCAATTCTGTTTTTGCTTTTTTATAATGCTCATTATTTCGGTAGAATGCTTCAATGTTGAGAGCTATTGGCTTAACACCTGTTCCAAGAATGGATGAGCCTTTTGTACTTGCTTCAATAATTAATTCGGATCGTATTACTTTTACTCGCTCTTCACATTTACGAACATACCTGTTTGCTTCGGCAGACTTGGTAGCATATTTATTAAATCGTAGGGGTTGTTCTAACCATTCTACATCGAGTTGATGCTTGTTGATTCGTAAATCATCGGCGTAATTCATTAATTTTTCTTAATCATTAATAGTTCTTTAAGTTGAATTATTAAAAAGGAATTGGGTCTTCTTTTTCTTTTCCTATAGACATAGCCTCATATGCCATGAGAATTAGTCCGGCTTTTCCATTTACGTATAAGGGTTCTTTGAAACTATCCATCACTATGAACGCTTGTTCAGAGTCTTTCCCATTTAGGAGAATGGATGAGCAATAACCCATTACAGCTAGACGGATACTTTCAGGTTGTTCTCCGTCTATACTTTTGAGTATTTGAGCTACGTTTCCCCATGATTCGCCTTTGAATAAAGCTCTGCATAAGTCAATTATTTCATGATCTTTTTCGGAATTTTTTTGTATGCTATCTAGCATATCCTTCAAGGGCAAACTTAACACAGTTTCTAAAGTTTGTAAAGCAAGACGGCAAGAACCATGTGAATTTTCTGCAATTTTTTGGCAGATAATTTTGCCGATTTTTTTGTCTTCTTCAAAAGCTACTTCGTACAGGAATGTAACCATATCCTGGTTACTTATGGGTTCGACAACAAAATGAATGCAACGATTCCTTAACGTGGCCTTTAGTTTTTTTGGTTCAGTTGTACATAGAATGAAGAACACATGTACTGGTGTATCTTCCAATCCTTTTAATAGAGCTTCTTGAGCATCTTTGGTGAGTTGATGACACTCATCTAAAATCCATACTCTACATTTGCTTTTGATAGGTGCATACCGCATCTGCTCACGAATATCCCGGATGTTGTCGATTCCCCGAAAATCAGCTGCATCTAGCTCAGTCAAATCATCCTCACGGCAATCTAGTTCAGAAGCAATTATCCTAGCTAAAGTGGTCTTCCCGCATCCGCTTGGGCCAGTGAAGAGCCAAGAACTAGGAATGTTTGATCTGTTTCTGTTGAGGATGCTTTCTATTGACTTAATTATTTTTATGTTCCCAACAACTTCGTCGAATAATTCTGGGCGATATAAAGTAGCTAGCGACATTTACTTCTCCAAATATATTTAATTTATTTTTTTTGTTTATTCTTGGTATAAGATACAAATTTTCCACACCAATCATTTTTTGCAGCTTCAGGAAACACTGTCTTATGGATGAAAGTATTGTCTATATTACAATCTATAATAATTACTGGTGGGTTATGACGACATTCACCATTTTTGTGAAAATTCTTACAGTTTTTACATGTATTCTTGTCATACATTATACAATCTCCAGTTCTTGTTTATCTGCCCAAGAACCATCTATAGGTGTGATTTCGAGTTCTACATCAATTGGAACATTTATCCATCTCCAGTTCTTTCTGATTTTTTCTGTCATAATTATTTTGCATTGCTTTAACAAAAAATCCTGCTCTTTCGGGACCAAATCAAGGATAATTTCATCGTGTATCTGTCCAATAATTAGAGTATCTAAATTATTTTTTTCAATCACCTTTTGAGTTTCAATCAAACTATAAAGGGTACAATGAAAAGCGGTGCCTTGAACTGGATAATTAATTGCATCATTTTTGCCCATGACCCCCTGGCAGCGGAATCCAGTCAAAGTGTCGAAAAATCCCTTTTCCTGATATGCAGCCCACCAATCCTCTTTCCACTTAGTGTATATGGGAAATCGTTCATCCCAAAATGATTCAAAAATAAGTTCTATGTGTGTCTCAAACTGCTCATAATTATCAATCCCACATGATTGCAGCCATTGAATTAATGACAAACCATTAGGGAGTATATGGGTTTCCTTTTGTGCGCTTTTCCATAAATTTGGCGCACAGGATTTGAACCAATCCCCGTAAAAACTGGGGAAAACAAATTGATTTTTACTGCTATGCCGTATTGCTTTGGCTATTTTTGGGTCTGTTTCTTGTATATATCCCCATTCTTCTGGAGTGAACAAATAAATTTCCTGTGCCATGTCCCTATGTAAATCGGTGGATGGGTCTGAGTTGTATTTCATCATGGTCGGGTCTTTGTGGTAGGCCGTACCAATCTTTACCTCAATACCTGAAAAATCGAGTGCAGCTATTTTTCTGCCTGGACGGGCAATAATTGCTCTTCGACAAAGTTCCTTTATTTCGGGGTCTCTGTTTGGAATATTTTGGATATTAGGTTCGGATGATGAACTCCTGAATGTTCGCACTAAATGCAGATGAAAAAACGGGTGCATGTAGTTATCAACAGATTCATCAATGAAATTTTGCAAGTATGTGTTTTTGGCTTTGACTAGTTGTTTGCTTCTTATCAGAAGATCAAGGCCAGGGATATCAAGTTCGGCCAAGGCTTCTGCTTTTACAGAATCGTTGCCCTTTTTGGTTTTGAATGAAGTAGCTAGACCCATTACATCATATAAAATATGTGATAGTTGCTTGTCACTGTTTATATTCAGTTTAAAACCAAATGCTTTTCGTCCAACTTCTCCCAGTTCAGAATCTAGTATTTGCTTTTGCATCCGTGCTACACGCCTATCTAAATGGCGAATTGCCTTGTGGCAATAATCTATGTCTACATGGACACCGTTTCGTTCCATTTGAGCCAGAACAAGGCCGGAATCGTGCATCAACTGATACGCTTCTTCAGTGATTGGTCTCATTGGTAAATACCCTGTTTTAACAAAGGCATTTGAATTTCTGACAAGCCAAACTGATAAAGTGCATCCAATCCATTGTACATAAGCAAATCTTGTGAAGGGGCCTCACGTACCCTGTTTATTGAATTTGAGTTGCCTGTACTTTCCAAATATTCCTTCATATGGGTTGCATAATCTACCACACCAAAATGAACGTACACCTGAAATTTCAATCCAGTAATTCCCATACGATTATCCAAAATATGGGCTGCAATCATAGAATCCCATTCCCATCCTTGCATTTGTGTTCTATATCTAATTTTTGCCCAATTATCTTCAAATTTCATATTGTGCGCTCTTTTGGGTATTTTTGAATTAGAAAATATCTGTCTGAGCATTTTTGTAGCTGGACCCCTTTGGGGCATGGGAAAAGATATTGCTCGTTTTGTACTTGTGGATATAGCACATGAAATTATTTCATGTCCTGGTGCATGGGGTTTTAATCCAGTTGTTTCAAAGTCAAAAGCAAATGGTTCCTCTTTGATTTTTTTGAGTTCAGAAAGCAGATGGTCTGGGTTCAAAATAATTTCAACTGCTTTTTCTTCGTTCTTCATTGTAGGAAAAGGTGCTTCGGAGCGGGACAAAGCCCTTTTTAAATCTTGGTCGAAAATAATACCAACAACAGGGGCGTATATTTCTGAACGTTCACTCCTTTTGCCACTGGCCATACTTTTTATGACGTATGAAGGGTGAAAGAGAGGGGCAACCCAGGCTTGAGTTTTCCTATCTGGAATAACCCACCCTCTCCATTTGTTGATGCCTCCTGACTTTTCTGCCCATCGGTCACCTATGAAAGATTCCACGGCAGCATTGCCCAAGAGAAAAATTGTTTCAGGTTTAAAACTGTCAATTTCTTTCCAAATATTTGGACGGCACATTGCTATTTCGTTGCTTGTTGGAGTTCGGCCATTTGGTGTTCGGCAACTAACGGCTGCAATTTTTTTGCAATCTTGCTCGATGCTGATTCCATGAGACCGTAATTTATGCCTAAGCCAGTCAGAAGCAGAACCACGCATTAATTTTCCGGTTAAATCTTCTTCTTGACAGGGGATTTCAGAAATAATTAATATTCCTTTTTCACCTTTTCCAGTAGATTTTATGGCAGGTGTTATGCACTCTTCACGGAGGCCACATGCACCACACCCAATCAAGCGTTGAATTTTATGGCCATGTCCTACTTCTTCTTTGTTGAAAAATCCGGTAGTAATCATTATGTGAAACAAACAAATACATGCACGAATTCTCCGTCATCACCTTCAAATCTTAATTGATTTTTGCTGATTTCCATTACGTTGCATAGTTCAATTATTTGGGCTAAATATTCAGGGTGGACCTTAATGTTTTTAGATTCTCCTTTATAATTAATTGAACAGTTCTCTTCAAAATAACCGAAATTACCTTTAGATTTGACAATGAATTTTCCGTTTCCAATTGTAAGAGATATACGGGGGTTGTTGAAATTACCGTTGTCGATAAGGGCGTTTGCTCTTTTTATTACATTGTTCAGCTTTTTTGGTAAATCAACTTGTTCCCCTTCAACATCAATGATTCTTTGAATATTAGGGAAAGTCATACTTATGTAAGTACGACAACTAAAGACCACTTCATTTTCTGTTTTGAAATGTAGCCAACCTGGAGAGGTTGAATATTCCACCACGTCAAATGTGACTAGCGATTTTGCAGCAACATGTGGAATCAAAATTGGTTTGGAGAAGCATTTGTCATCATCAAGGTATCGAATAGTCATTCTAAAACTGTCGGAGCTTTCAACACGGCCTTGATGGACGTGTATGCATGTTAGGGCTGGTTTTGTCTGGTCTTTAGAGCAACTGAATAAGCAAAACTTAATAGCCGTTGTGAAGTCGTATGGAAGCGCATTGAAGTGTCCAGTTTCTTGTTTGACAGGCAATGTAATTTCTAGAATAATTTTAATCTTTGCTCTATAATTCCCTCCTTTCACCAACAAAAAATTATCTTTCTGTGTGACTTTTATTTCTTCTTCTTCAATTTTCTCCAAAAAGTTCAACAGCTGTTTGGCAGGAACTGCTCCATTTATTTCAATTTTAAATGGATGAGATATGGCTATTTCATCGTTGTAGGAGTAAATAATATTTTTTTGAAAAACAAAACAATCTGATTGCAACACAATTGCTTTTGGGGCAATTCCATGTCGTAGCATATGAAGTACATCTAACAGAGCTTTTGTGTTGATGAACATAATCAGACCTTTCAAGAAAAAATTATTTACGGACGTATTGTACAGTAGGACGAAAATGCACTCCACCAACATGGACTGATTCAGCTGTTACAGTAATTTGGAAAGGGTCGAGTAGATTAATTAGATCGTTACTGATAATGGTTATGCAAGTGTCATGGGTTGCCATGTATTTACAGAAGGTTTTCAGATATTCACTAAGAGATTTTTCTGACACACAATAATGTCGGGGTAGGTAGTTAATGTGGAGTAGTGCATAATTTATATCTGCATCACCAGGGTAAATGTTGGAGAATTCAGGGTATTTAATTTGAACTTCTCCGGAAACCACATTTCGGTTTATCACTTTATTCACGAATGGGGAATCATATTTTTTGAGTAATAAGTAACTCGGTGTTACGTATATTGGGGTTACTTCTTTTTCTGGTGGTAATTTAATTTTTGAATTATTTTCTGGTGGGTCTTCTAGTTCAACAGGTTCGCAATTATTTTCTGAAGGTTGGGTTTTGTCTGGCATTTTTAATTACTCCATTTTTTAATCGTAAGTAATTGGGTCACTTTCAATTCTTTCCTCGAACAAATTAATACGTTCCATGCATTGCAAACAATTTCCACAAGCATAATTCAGTGAAGAAGAACAAGAACGTATTTTTTCAAAAGGAATTTTAAGATTAATACCATTTTCTAATATGTCTTTTTTCTTTTTTCTAATGTATGGAGCATATAATTTCATTTCTTCTTCAAATGCAAATTTCATTGAGAGGTTCATGGAAGAAATTAGAGCCTTTGCACAATTCTGTGTTCCAATCGCAATAGTATCAAATTCACCTGATTCAGCAATTCCTGCAAGAATTGAAACAAAGAGCAAATTTTTTAAATTATCGTTTCGGATTTTTACCGGCATTTGAAACTCAGCCATTGGAGAGGCAATGTCAATCAGAGTAATAGGAACATCATAATGTTTGGCTATATTAATGGCCGCTGTGTTTTCTTTATCATTTGATGTTGATTTATATGAAAATGCAATTGTAGCTACATTAAAATTAATATTGAGCAGGTGAGCCAACAATGTAGTGCTAGCAATACCTCCTGATAATGCAAGTAGAACATTCATAAAAGTTCCTCTTATTCTGGGAAAGACATAATCTTTGTGTCAGGGTCAGTTATTGCAAGTTTTTCATATTTTGTTCGCGCTTTGTTTTTGGAATTGCTAATAATGGCTAAGGTGCCTGACAAAGCAAACATACTGTATTCTTTTTCAATAATAAGGGCAATTTGTGTGTTGGTGTGTTTGTTTTCTTGAATCAACTGTTTAATTCGATTAATACGTTCTTTGTTGGGCCTTTGTGTTTTCTTGGATTTTTTAGACTTCTTTTGTACTTTTTTTTGAGTTTCTTTTTCCTCTATTGGGGGTTGATTCTTTATGATGACGGGTTTCATTTTTTTTTGATTTTGCTGAATAGTTTCAGCAAGAGATTCTAAACGCTCATCGGTTAAGAGGTGATTGACAAGACCATTTTCTTCCAGGTAAGTCCAAGATTGATCGTCAAACATCGTTATTTCTTCTTCAAACAATTCCCTGGCCCGTTCGCGAATATCTAAAAACATCAATTTTTTATCTGGTTGAATTGGGATAAGATCATCGTCTGGTGATTCATATAAGATTTTATTGATGGTCTCTGCAACATGAGTAATAATGCACTCGGGAATTTTGATGAGTTCTTCCTCAATTACTTGTGTGTCACTCACTTCAGTGATTTTTATTTTGTTTGGTTCTTTTTTTGGGGGATAGATGTGGACAAGAAATCCTCCTTCTTTCAATAGTTCCCATGTCTTCTCACTAAGTACTTCCGCATCCTCTTCAAAAATGTCTTTTGCACCTGTTGTCAATTCTTTTTTTAAGTTTTTTGCTTTAATGTTTATTGCAGGTGCGAAATCAATTGCTTTATTGATTTCATTTATCATGGAAAGAAGGACACGTTTGTTGAATTTATTGTGAGACATGAAAACTCCTAGTTTCAATTAAGGGATAAGATTAATTTAAAATATAACCTTTTGTTCTCTTTGTAAAGAACAAAACAAATTTGTTTTGTTGATTAGTTTAACAAAAAACCATGATCCGTCTGCTTCTTTATTAAAACTCATTTAACTATCTTCCCATACTCGAAACTTGCGACTGGTTTCATCTTCAATTATTTTCAACTCAAATGGGCGATAAGCCTCTCCTCCTGGATTGTTTCTTGCCTTTGTGAAATTAACATGAAAAAATGCTCCTTCATGAATGTTCCAATTATCTGGCTTGGTGAGGTGTATTGTGTTGTTGAGTGGGTCTTCTAATGAAGAGGCCCCTCGTTGGTGGCCTTTTGATTTACCTTGATGATGAATTATAATTACGGAAACGCCTAATGCACGTAATTTAATTAGCCAAGCTGTGAAGACACTTGTACTCTGATTGTCATTTTCATCCCTTCCACTACATAAGGAGGATAAATTATCAAGTATCAGAACACGGCAAGACCTGTTTTTTTTAAAATATTCGTAAAATTTATCTTGCCATTCAAAATTATATAAATTGACAGTTTTATTGTGTTTCTCTGTATAATCTGGAGCAGAGAAAATTTTCAAAGCGTGTTGTCGGGATTCTTTCCCTAGTGGCCCAATCAATTGTCTGAATCGGTCTTGAAGATCAAATCTACCCATTTCTCCATCTACATAAAATACACCACATGGGTGTCTCACATGCCAAGGGCCGATAGATATTTTCTCATATGTGTCCCGAGTGATAGATACGGCAATTATCATTGCAAGCCAAGATTTGCCTAAGCCTCTTTCAGCAAAAATCATATTAAGGCTTTTTTCTCTTAACCATGGGTAGATGATAGCTTTGGGTTTTTTTATTTTTTCTGTTAGTAACTGAGTTGATGTTTCTGTTGATGAAGTGAATTTTACCTCTATTGTTTTGATTTTCTCATTTTTGTACTCTTCAAGCAGTTGGAGAATTTCTGTGTCTCCATCTTCTTCTTTTGCACAAAAGGCAATTTGTTCACTTAGTTCTTTTACATTTTTTTTGATGAGTAATTTTTTCGTTGTGTCGAAAAGATACTCAGCATTTATATGAGGGGTTTTTTTAAATTCATTACTGATTCTGGATAAACAGTCACCGATCAAATCCATAACGTCTGTATCATCGGCTGTGTTTAACTTTTCCTTGAAAATATCTTTGATATGAATTCCAGGGGCAAGAGAATATTTTTCGTAGTATTCTATACACCACTGAGCTATAGTCTGGCCGAATGCACTCTGGAATAGAATAGGGTTGTATATTGGGTTAACCATTCCCAAGAACTCCGTGCTGACGATCATTCCGATGAGGATTTGATCATCAGCACTTACATCTACTTTTTTACGTTTGATCTTCATTTGTGTTCTTCTACTCTTTTGTCTTCTCCTTTTACTTTCAAAATTTTCCCCATTCCCAATAATCGGCTAGCTATTCTTTTGCTGTAGTTGTTTGCCAATAGCTCAAAAGATAAATTACTTGCAATGGTGGTTTTTAGCATGTGTGAGTATCTGTAATCTATAATTCGGGCAAAAACAGAAAATTCCCAATCAGTGCCGGTATGCACACCAAAATCATCTATGTACAGATTCCGAGTAAGACAAAACAATCGAATGTAATCTTCTTTTGTTTTTTCTTTTTCATTACTCATACCTAATTGGATATTGGCTATTAATTCCACGGCAGGTATATAAATAGCTGTCAATGTTCCATGTTCATCCCCTTTATATTCAACGAATACAGTTGGGGACTCTCGTGAATCCATCACAGTTTTTTGAGCAATAGCACATAAAAGATGTGTTTTTCCACAACCAATGGCACCTGTAATAAATGAAGCATTTAATGCTTTTTTCAAAATATCTGGGGAAAAATCACCAACTTGTGCATTTTGGTACAATGGTGGAATCTCTAAAGAATTTATTCTTCCATTATATCTCACTCTATGTTTCCGATTCATAGTGTTGCTGTCTCCATTTTGTGTTTACATTTATCCAATTCTTCTTGAGTCATATTAGTTTCATGTTGTGATTGTGTGTTTTTCCTCTTTTTTTGTGTAAGATTTTGTCTGCTTATAGCATTTTCCAATTGCACAAATTTCTCCCGTAGGGATTTCCCGCTATGAATGACTGGCGTGTACTGGTCATTAATGTTGTCTTTGTACCATTCTAAGACTTTTTGGATTCGCAAGGGGGCAATTTTAGAAGTTATACAAAGCAATCGAATTTGTTTTGTCCATGCTTCTTTATTGGCGGGAGTAATTGTAACGTTTTTATTTTCCATTACAATTGAAGCTAATTTTTCAGCCAATGGGAAATAGCGTCTTTTCAACTCATCGGCTGTTTTTAGCTTTTTTTGGGTGTTTTTTTGTGATTGTTGTTTGGTGGGGTTTGGTGGGGAATAGGACAAAGGCTTGTCCCATTTGAATAATAATTTAATAAAGACAGAGCATGTTTTACCACTTACAATTTTTCGCTCTTCCTCTACTAATCCTAATTGAATTAATTCTTTTATTAATTTACGGGTTGTTTTGATACCAATCCCCGTAACATCCCGTATATACTCCGTTTTTGCATGTATTTTTTTTGTGTTTTGTTCCCTTGCAACTGAGAAAAGAAACACATACAAACCAAGCAAAAGTCCACTTTTTTCTGTGGACATTATTAAATTTATAGCATGTGACGGGATGGGAAGATGATTTTCTTTTTCATTGTGAGTGAATAAAACATCCCTGCTTTGATTTGACATGGTGCAGTTCTCCCGTTTAAAAAATAGTTGGACTACAGACATATAGACGGGAGTTCTATATGTCTGCGCGATTAAGCTACTGGGGGCCAGTCCAGTTAGTCCAGTAAGTGACTAAAATTAATTTAATTTTGAGTCACCACTTAAATATTAATTCAAATTGTCTGTGCTGTATTCTTCCATCTTCTTTTTTTACTATTGTTTCATTAATCAAACCTAATTGAATTAATTTGTTTCTTGTTTTGTGTTCTTTGGATTTACCCCACTTCAACAAGTCAAGTTCACGTATTGGTTTTTCGTCCCCTGTGTTTAATTTTTTATGGGTCTCATATGATTTGTGACTTTTTGACATAGCGTAATAAGCCATGAACAAGCCTATCAAGTCACAAAAATTATCTATGCCCCATAATTTGTCGATAATATGGGTTGGAATTACATAGGGGGTATCAGCATCATCAAACCAGTAAGTTTCGTCTATCTCTTGATCTATCATAGCAAAGAACTCCCGTCTAAGCAATTAGCAAAGAACATCACGAAAAGTAAAAATTTTGTGTACTGAAATTTTTCAGCTAATCCAATGACACATAAATTAGTATATTTTGTGTGCTTTGTAAAGGGAAAATTTCGCAGTTTGTGAGATAGTTGGGCTACAGACATACGTAACGGGGAATTTTGCATGTCTGAGCAACCAAGCTACTGGACTATTGCTCCAGTTAGCCCAACACATGGCTATGAAATTAATTTGGTTTCATAGCCATTTGAATATTAATTAAATTGCACCAATTAAAAAACCATCCTGACAAGTTTCACATTTGTCAGGGTGATCTTGTGTTTTGGAAGGTTCAAATTCAATCAAAATTACAGGTATAGTATTTTAATTATTCTGGTTTGTAAAGAAATAATGAAATTTTATTATTTATGGAATAGTTGAGTTGCAGACATGTAGATCAGAAGGGAATTCATATCTACATGTCTGCGCGATTAAGCAACCAGGAATGATTAACCAGTCAACCCAACTAAAGTTCATGATATTTTATTTTTTCTGACTTGTCAAGGAACAAAATAAAAATAGAGGTAAAATTATCTGAAAAAATGGAGATGATTTGAAAGTTAGAGCATTACTTATATATGAGATTTTATTTTTTGGAAATGTTCTCCTATGTTTTGAACTTTTATGATGTTGAGACACAAAATCATGTGGGAAAGGTGCTTTAATGGGAGTGTAAGGCACTTGCAAGACATTTTTGATGAAAAGATATAGTAAGGGAAGGGTGCTGTATAAAAATGCTTTGCATGAGTATTGTATGCTAAACTCAATGGATGAAATTTATGGATGAAATTTATGGATGAAATTTATGGATGAAATTTATGGATGAAATTTATGGATGAAATTTATGGATGAAATTTATGGATGAAATTTATGGATGAAATTTATGGAT